TCAGATACAAGTGAGTAATAAAGAAGGTAAATTGTCCACATATCTGGTAGAAATTAAGCCAGATGCACAGACCCGTCCACCTGTGCCCCCAAAGAGAGTTACACAACGATATATTACCGAAGTGATGACATGGGGCAAAAACGAGGCTAAGTGGAAAGCTGCAACAGAATATGCAAAAGATCGTGGCTGGGAATTTAAAATACTTACAGAACATCATCTTGGAATCAAATAAATAGATATATGGATACATACCAAAGAATTTTCGACAAAGCGATTTACGATCCAACCGTAAAATTTCGTTCCAAGACATGGTTTGATCAACAAGTTACTTTGTTGTCCAAGCAAATTTCCTCACCATCTAAACTGGTCAAGGACAGCGCATCACAGAACAGATCTCAGATCGTTCCTGGTAACTGCTATCTCTATATGTATGATCCAAAGCATAAGGATACACTACCGTACTACGATAGGTTTCCACTGGTGTTTCCCTTTGCGAAAACACCACATGGATTCAGAGCATTGAATATGCATTACCTTGCATACCCGATTCGCATTAAACTGTTGGACAGACTTCAACAGTTTCGAAATAACGACAAGATGGATGGTAACACCAAGTTGCGTATGTCATGGGCAACACTCAATGGGGTATCTAGATTCAATCTGGCAAAACCTTGTGTGAAAGAATATTTAATGGATCATGTTCGTTCACCTTTCGTGAAGATTAACTCAAAGGATTGGTCGATGGCAATGCTACTTCCAGTTGAAAGATTTGTCGGTGCCAGCAAGACTCAGGTTTGGCAAGACTCACTAGGAAAAATTTAATGTTATCAGATTTCATCGCAGAAGTTAAGACTCGTGGTCTTGCGAATCCAAGTAAGTTTAAGGTAAACATTGCTTTACCACAGCTTATCGATATGATGCCCAATGACCACAAAATGGTGCAGATGTTTTGCGATCAAGCACAACTACCAGACCTAAACATAAGCACTTCGCAGAGCAGAACGTATGGCGAAGTTCGTGAAGTTCCTTACGAGAACCTTTATGGTAATATTACCATGTCCTTTTATGTGGACTCGAATTTTATCGTTAAAGACTTTTTTGATAGATGGATTATGTCCATATCTAATCAAACTACACGCCACTTCAACTATTACAACGAGTACATTTCCCCATCAATTGACATCATTATTTTGAATAATGCCCAAAGTGCTGTATATGGTGTAAAGTTGTTTGAATGCTATCCAAAACAACTTCAAGCAGTCAGTCTTGATTATGCTTCGAAAGATATTGTAAAACTTTCAGTGTCCATGAATTACAAATTTTGGAGATCTACTGCAATTTCTGATCAGGTCGTTGCTGGTGAAAACCAATTGATCAGTCTACTGAAAGGTGGAACGATTGCACCCACCAATGAAGTGCGGGAAGAACTACAACAGCAATCCAATGATGTGCCAATTGATTACTTTCAAGATTTTTATGGTTACCAGAATAGAGTGTTTGGAGACTTTCAAAACATTGAAACTGGGAATGGTGATTCTTTTGGAATCAATGGTGATTCCTTTAGAATCAATCTACAGGACATAATAAGCGTATAACAATAAAAATAAGGAACCGCTATGGGAGAAGAAGTTAAAAAAGAAGAAGACTGGATGCAGAAGAAGTGGCGTCCAGCAATGGGTTGGATGTACATGATTATTTGTACATTGGACATGGCTGTGTTTCCAGTACTTTGGAGTTTACTACAAGTACTAATGCACCAAACAGTTACTCAGTGGAACCCACTAACGCTGCAAGGTGCTGGGTTATTTCATTTAGCAATGGGTGCTGTATTGGGTATCGCAGCATGGGGACGTACACAAGAGAAAGTAGCTGGCGCAGCAAGCAATGCGCCATCATTCACGCCAGCACCATTTACGCCTGAACCAGCCCAGTCATCTTTTCCAGAACCTGAACCAACGAGACCACGTCCAAGACCAAGTCTCTAATACTATGAAAATTGACAATAATATGAGTGAGATCTTCGACTTGGAACCTGCACAAAAGGTAACAGGCGAAGTCATTACACAGAGTGGAGAAGTAATTCTTCCTCCTGATGAGCGATTGGATTATGACTATAATAAGTCCCGAAGCAATCTACACAGCTTGCTTCAACAGGGACAGGATGCATTGAATCATGCGCTGGAGGTTGCAAAATCTTCAGAGCACCCACGTGCCTTTGAGGTAGTGGGTAATTTGATGAAACAGCTTGCGGACATTAACCACCAGTTAATGGATCTGCATGGTAAGAAGAAAGATCTTGACGCACCGAGCAAGGGCGAGGCAGCGAAACAAGTAACAAATAATAATGCGATTTTCGTGGGTAGTACTGCGGAATTGAGCAAATTGATTAATAACATGAACAAAGGAGTTTGACATATGGCATTACCTATTCAGAATGCAACAGTATACACAGCAACGATCCCATCTACCAAGCAGGAAGTTAAGTTTCGTGCTTTCTTGGTAAAGGAAGAAAAGGCACTTCTCATCGCTCAGCAAAGTGAAGATCCAACTATAATGATGGACACACTAAAGCAGATCATCAAGTCCTGCGTAAAAACAGAACTAAACATGGATACGCTGGCGCTATTTGACATTGAGTATATCTTTGCACAGTTACGTTCAAAATCTGTTGGTGAATTAGTTGAGATTATAGTTGCATGTGATATATGTCCAGATGAGGACACAAAGGCACGTGTTAAATTGAGTTTTGATATGTCAAAACTAGAAGTAAATTTTCCAGCTGACCACACTAAAAAGATATCACTGTTTGATGATGTTGGTGTTGTAATGAAGTATCCATCATTAAGCATTATCAACGATCTACAAAATTTAGACCAAGCTGATGCTGAATCTATATTTAAAATAGTTACAAAATCCATCGACTATATTTACGATGGGGCTGAATTGCACTATGCCAAGGATCAAACTGAAACAGAGTTAAAAGAGTTTCTAGAGAATTTAAACCAAGAACAGTTTAAAAAGATTCAGCATTTCTTTGAAACCATGCCTAAAATATCTAAGGATGTGCAGTACGACTGCCCAGTTTGTAAACATCACCATGAAAAGGTGATTGAGGGTCTTAGCAGTTTTTTTTAATATGCCTTTGTCATGAGTCTCTCTTTAACTACTATAAAACAAATTTTGCGTTAATGCAATACCATAAGTATAGCTTGCAAGAGTTGGAAGATATGTTACCGTTTGAACGAGAGATATATGTGACTATGTTGATTCAATGGTTAGAAGAAGAAAAACAAAGGATGCAAAGCAAATGAAACAAGTATTAGACAAACAGAAGATGCAAGGTACTGGCTTACTAGCTGGCAATGCATCCACGTCTAAACTAGAAAGTCTAACCAGAGAAAGTAATGTTGTTTACGTAGACTTCGCTAAAAGACAAATTGATGAGTTACAAAAACTCAACAGAGCAGTTGGCGAAGGTCTCGGCGATAAAGGCGAACTAGCAAAAACTCTGAAGGAAATTAAGTCTACCTTCAAGACTGGAGCAATTACTGAAAAGGTAATGGGTCTTCAGCCCAAAGGTAAACCAGGAGATATAGCCCCACCGACAGGATTCAAAGACTTTTTCACTCTTCGTGGATTTTTGGATAAAACAAACATCCTTAAACGAGGTCATACTGAGAGTGGTATTGGAAAATTCCTTGACAAGAAACTTGAAACCGCAGAACAAAAAGGTCTTCAGGCAGAGGCAGAGAAAAAAGACTACGAAGAAAGAAAACAGCAATATATTGCTGACAGGAAAGCCACACAGGGAACTACTTTTGGTAATGAGAAGAGTTTTGGAAAAACCTTTGATGAGTCTGAGAAAATACAAAAAGAAGTTGTAAAGAATGAAGATGCAATCAAAGGTTTGCAGGAACGTGGTATGAAAGAGGGGCAGATCAAACGTGGTGGCTTCTTCGAGAAAAAAGAGTCTCTGGAAAAGGATCTTGCAAAAACAGATTCACGTTTTAGCGAATCATTCGGTGGAGTGGAATCAAATTCTGCAGATCCAAATAAGCCAAAAATAACTAAAGCTGCTGATGTTAATGATAAAAACTCGACAAAGAAAAGATCTACAGATATCAAACCGATACAGGTAGAATCAGCAGATTATAAAATTAAACCTGAGTTGAATAAACCAAAAACAGTTGCAGCTGATGTTGATGATCCAAACTCAACAAAG